GTACACGGCCCGGACCTCCTGCTCGCCGACGGCGGTGAAGCCGGCGCCCTTGGGGAAACACTCACGAATCAGCCCGTCGGTGTTCCCGTTGCCGCCGCGCCGCCATGGATGGCGGGGCAGGGCGAAGCAGAACACCGCGCCGGTTGCCTGTACGACCTTCTCGAAGTCAGCGAACCCCATACCCCGGTCCAGGGTCACGGTCCGGCTCTCCGGATGCCTTCGGAGCGCGCCGATCCCCACATCGGCAACGTCGCGTCTGGCATGCGCGGCACAGCGTCCTCCGGAGAGCAGACCGCTTCTGCGGTCCACGAGCGTGACGAGGCACGCCCCGGCGCCTTTGCCGACGACGGCGTCGCCTTCCCGGTCGCCGAGCCCGGAACGTTCCCCCACGATCTCGGGACGTTGCCCGATGGGACGGGCGCCCGGGATCTCGCCACGCCGTTCCTCCGGCCCGCCCCTCCCGTGCCGGCGTTTGCCTTTATGACGCAGACGCGCCCTGATTCCACGGCGGGCACGCGTCAGGCCGGGTGGACCAAGCCGCCGCTCGTTGATCGCCCGGTGGATCGCGGACGCAAAGACCATCAGTCCCGGCCGTTCGACCGCGATCCCGCCCGCGATCCGCCCGGGCGACCAATGCCCCCGCACGACAAGACGCCGCACAAGCCCCGCCCCTCGCTCGCCGTCGAGGACCCCGGGCCGCACGCAGGAAACCCTTCGGGACTCGCAACCACGCTGGGCGGCCGATGCACGATAGCACCGCCCCGAGCCAACGGCGAACGAGTCTCCGGCCATCTCCCCGCTGACGGTCGCTTTGTCCCCGCCCGCCGCTCCGGCCATCCCGCCGCAGCTCCCCCCCGTGCCTCAGCAACACGATTTCCTCGCGCTCGGCCAAGGCAAGACGGGCGTACCGGCCCATGAGACCTCCCGATACCCGGTTGCCGCAGGCAAACACCATCGTATCGGGAACCCATGGGCCCACATCATCCACAAGCGTTGCACCAGCAATGAAAAATGGGACTGTCTCTCGAAGTGTGTAACTGGCCTTAACTGGCCGGTCGTGTGGCCGGTCGGAAAGGCTGGTGGACGATGTCTGCTGGGACAATGGGAAACATGACACCGACGAAGAAGCCGGACGCGGAAAAACGCAACGCCGAGCGGGAGGCAGCGCTCACATTCGTGCGCATGGCCAAGGAAAAAGGACTGGACCTGACAGGGCCCGACGGACTGCTCAAACAGTTCACCAAAAGCGTGCTGGAGACGGCCCTGGACGAGGAGATGACCGAGCACCTGGGCCGCGCCAAGCACAAGAAATCCAAGGACGGCAGGGCCGCGAACACGCGCAACGGCACCACCGCCAAGACCGTGGTCACCGATTCGGTAGGTCCGGTCAGGATCGAGGTGCCGCGAGACCGCGATGGCTCGTTCGAGCCGGTCGTCGTCAGGAAACGGCAGCGGCGGCTGCCCGGGGTGGACGAGGTGGTGCTGTCCCTGTATGCCAGGGGCCTGACCACCGGCGAGATCAGCGCCCACTTCCAGGAGATCTACGGGGCGGACGTGTCCAGGGAGACCGTCAGTCGCATCACCGAGCGGGTCGTGGCCGAGAAGGACGAATGGTGCTCGCGTCCCCTGGATCGTGTGTACGCGGCCGTGTTCATCGACGCGACCGTCGTCAAGGTGCGCGACGGGCAGGTCGCCAACCGCGCGTTCTACGTGGCCGTTGGCGTGGATCTGGAGGGCGACCGCGACGTGCTGGGCATCTGGGCGTCGCCCGCCGCGGAGGGCGCACGCTATTGGCCGTCGGTGCTCACCGAGCTGAAGAACCGGGGCGTGGACGATGTGTTCTTCCTGATCTGCGACGGGCTCAAAGGCCTGCCCGACGCGGTGGGCGCGGTATGGCCTCTGGCCATCGTGCAGACCTGCGTGGTGCATCTGCTGCGCAACACGTTCCGCTACGCGTCGAAGAAGGACTGGGACGCCATCAAACGCGATGTCAAACCCATCTACACCGCGCCGAGCGCCGCCGCCGCGGCGGCGGCCCGCGACGCGATGCCGGACAAGTGGGAGGCGAGATATCCCGCGATCCGCAGGCTGTGGATGGACGCGTGGGAACGGTTCATACCGTTCCTGGACTATGACGTGGAGATCCGGCGCGTGATCCGCACGACCAACGCCATCGAATCGCTCAACGCGAGATTCAAGCGCTCCATCCGCGCCCGCGGCCACTTCCCCGACGAGCAGGCCGCGCTCAAGTGCATGTACCTGACCGTCCGCTCGCTGGACCCCACCGGCAAGGGACAGATACGATGGAGCGCGCGCTGGAAGCCCGCGCTCAACGCCTTTGCCATCACCTTCGCCGACCGCTGGCCAAGCGAGGGAACACAACAATGAAAACGCCAGTTACACACTTAACGAGACAGGCCCTCGGATTGAGAAAACCGGAATCCACGCCCGTGGACTTAGCATGCTGGCGGTTTTGAGGTTTCGGACGTTTGACGCTCTTGGGCTTCTCCCTCCTTACGACCTGCGAACTTAGGTCGACTGGTTCATGCTCGAAGGGCATGTGCAACCTCAATTGCAGACGATCGACTTCGCGGTCCTTCGCGCGATCGGGTATATGGGCAATCATCGAAGCGCCATCACCGGGCACCTGACCGCAATGGCGTTCCATCTGATATTTGCTGATGTACCCTATTTCCTCGCCGTCCAGATACACCCAATACGTGGGATAACCTTCGTATTTCCCCTTCGGTATCTTTCCCTCGACGACATACACCCAGACCCAAGCATCGTATCCGTAAGGTCTTAGACTGTCCTGATGGTTCTCATCGCCGGAGACCTCGACCCCTTGGTCCAACGTCCTGACCTCCACATCGCAGGGGCGTTCGTTGACCGGTTCCAAGTCCATGCCATCGAGGTATATGCTTTTGGCGAAGATCATGTTCTTCCGCCGTTTTTTCCCTGAGGTCCCGATTCGCCGACTCCTCCTGCTGTTCGCGAGTCAGTATGACCGGAGCGCTCATGGAGTTCAGCCGTTGCCAGCATGCTCATGTTTGCCGGGCGTCGGACAACGCACGGTGGTCTTCCGTCTCATCGATGCCAAGAAGACGTATGAGTTCCTGCAATGACAGGGACGGCGCGTTCGGAAACATCCTTCGTGCCAGCACAAGCGTGTCCGTGAGCGAGACATCCGGCGGCGGGCACCCGTATCTTCGTGATTCCATGGCCAACATGTTGATGTCGAAGGCGACGTTATGACCGATGACGTTCAACGATCGAATGGCCTCAAGAAAACCGGGGATGATGAATTCCGCATCCGGCTGATCCAGAAGTTCATCCTCGGTTATACCGGACAGCAGCGTGGAGGATAACCTGAGCCCGTCATACGGACGAATCAACTGCTCGTATTCCGCGATAGGGAGATTGTCCCTGATGAGAATCGCGCCGATCTCGATAATCTGCGCATCATTTGAATTCCCGGTGGTTTCCGTATCGAGCACCATCTGATCGGCAACCGACGCCTGAACACGAAACTTGTCCAACTTAGCTTTCGCACCCGCGAAGTACCGTGCGTCTCGTTCCGCCCTGTACGGCGGATACGAGGCAGACGGCATCGAAGCGTTTACTCGTTGTGGATGACCGGTTTCACGCTTGCCGGTGATTCCGATTCCAAACAATTTGAGAATGCTCGATAACAACCCCATCGTCTGCCCCTCACGCTGCCGATTGTCTAATCCCTTGGCGTTTCCGCCTCAAGTTCCTTGTTCTCGTCCTGATTCGCGGCCAGATCGTACAAATCAGGATTCGACGCGATATCATCGGCAAGCTGCTCATCGGCGCGACGGGCGCGCTGTCTGATGCGCTCCGCATCTTCCATAAGCTCTACGACTGTGATCCCAAGTGCTTGGGCTAGAGCATAGAGTTGGGGAAGCTTGATGTCGCGCTTCGCTCCAAAAATGCGGTATATCGTTTGGACCGGAACGCCGGATTTAGCGGACAATTCTTCAAATGTCAGGCCGCTGACAGCTCTTGCCGCTTGGAGAGCTTTGGCCGTTGCCTCATTGATATCCATATGGATAAATTACTATCCGAATGAATATGCTGCAATATCCGTATGGGCGTATCGTGCTTGATACTATCCAAACGGATAGTAGAGTGTTCCGAATGGATACTCTGACCTATTCGATGACGTTGGCTCAAATGATTTCTCGCGCCATTGAGCAATCCGGTAAAAGAAAGCAGCAGGTTGCCCAGGCGTCAGGCATTCCATGGACGACGTTCTGCCGGAGATTGGATCACCCGGAGAAATCCTTCTTGACGATTCCGGAAGTGATATCGATTTGCGACGCGCTGGGCTTGAACTTCATTGGAGTCCTCTCCGAGGTCGAGCAGTCCGTCGACGGCAAGCAGTTCAAGTCTGAGGCGCTCGCGGAAGGAGGGGAGTGAGATGGCTGATGTCAGAACGGTTAACGTTCCTCCTGCCGTTCCGAAGTCCGCGGAGCGGATCGAGCGGGAGTATCAGGGGTTGTGCGATCTGATCCGTCGGGATGTGCATCGCATCGTCGGCGAGGAATTGGACGGGCGTGGTCTCGTGGACCGTGGGACGAACCCAGTCTCGACCGAGGAGTTCATCCGGCGGAACCCGGAACTGCACGGTCTGGTAAGGGACGCCGTCCGCGGGGAGCTGGAGGCCATACGCGCGGACGGCGAACGGTCAGTCGATGCCAAGCCTCCGCTTGATCTTCATCTGGTCGTTCCTGATGTACCGCTGGTATTCCGCGATGCCCTGCACGGCATCGGCAAGCGAAGCGATCGCCCGGGCCGTGTCGCCGGCTCTGGCGTAGGTCTTGGCGTCGTTCGCGGAATCTATTGGATCGCGTTCCATGCTCTCACCTCCCTTCTTTGCGTGGCGTGCACCATTCTCGCACTCAAAACGTTCCGGGAAGGAGGGGAGTGATGGAGTGGGTTCTGGCGATCATCAGCATCGTGGGCGCCGTCGTCGTGTGGGTTAATGCGGCGCTGATGTCGTTCACTGGTGCGGGGATTCTTGACTGGGTTCTTCCTGCTTGGTGGGGGATGCCGGCCGAGGGACCAGCGTACGCCAAGCCCATCGAGGGAACTTGCTATATAGCCATAATCCAAGACGGGAATGCTCGAAGCGATACCGCAGCATCGACGGATGATGTCGTTTCGGTTCACGGATCGGGTGACGTGGCTGCTCCGGTAGATCGCCCTTCAGGGCGAACGGACGGAACACTCGACGCTGCATACGGGTCGGCTGCTGTGTCCAGTGAAGGTGGATTGAGATGATCCGGGCATCCTCGTTGAAGTGGGCGATCATGTACAAGCGGTCGGATGCCTTGAATTGGGCGATCTTGCTTGGCGTCATGAACTCGGTGTCACCGGCGACCTCGCTGACGGTGAGGAAGTATGCCTCGCATTCGATTCCCTCGACCTGCACGTCGTATGCGTCGCCGTCCCCCGAATTGTATACGGAGCAGATGAGGTCGGGTTCTTTCTCTTCCCGACGTTCCAGCCAGCCGGTAAGGCCGGGGACCGTTGCGGAGATCGGAAAGTCCGGATGCGTCGAGTGCTTCAGCAGTGTCCAGTCTGCTTGCGGTCTGTTGTGCCAGGGCCACCATACGGTGAGCCCGGCCCCGATCAGTGATGCCGCGGCGCCAACCCATGCCGCGATTACCGATCCATCCATAAAAGCTTCTCCTAACCTGGCCGGTCCGCGTCTGGACCACGCGGGCCTTGTAGCCATCCAGTTTAGGAGGGGCCGGGCGGTTCTCCTAACGCCGCCCGGCGTATTCCTTCATCGGATACGAGAGGAGGGGAGCGTCATGGCGGTTGCCGGTGTGGCGCGAGCCACTGATACGAGTCGTGTCCCGTTGGGTGAGCGCCTGGCATGGAGCCCGGAACAGGCTGCACAGGTGTATTCGCTCGACGTGCGCGGCGTGCGCCGTGCCATAGACGATGGCGATCTGGACAGTTTCCGCGCGCCGAACCGTGACGGCAAGCCCGGCAGGCGCCGGGTCAGCCGAGCGGCGATGGAACGGTGGATCAAGAGCATGGAGGAATAGGCGATGAGGCATCGCAAGACACCGTCCCCGTTGACGGTGAGGCAGCGGCAGCAGAAGCTCGCGTTCTGCCTGATCGCCGGCGCCCTGTTCATCCTGATCGCGGGCTGGGGGCTGGTCTGGTGGGTCGCCGGGTTGGCGGACGGCGCGTTCAGCGTCCTGCACTTCCTCGCCTTCATCGCGGGTGGGCTGCTGGGCGTGACGCTGCTGTCGCTCGCCGACAGCGAGGACGGCGAGTAGGAGTCTTGCCCGGCGTTTTTCTGCTTTCCTCGTCGGGCGGCGTGAAGGAAAACACGTACAAACCGGTGCCAATAACAGAAGATCGCGCGGACGTCGTCAGGATGTGTCCCCAGCCGTCGTGGCGTCCGCGCGTTTGGCCGGCGCCCCATAAGGGGGTACGGCGGCCGGAGCGGAATCGTTGTCGAAATGGTGTGTGGCGGATTCCGTTCCGGTGTGCCGGGTTCGACTCCCGGTGCCGGCCCGAAAGGAGCCCGTATGGCTTTAAACAAGAACTGGAAGGAGGTCATTGTGACCGACGATGACCTGAAACGTCTGGATACGCCGTATCGTGACCTGTCCATGGATGACCGGGCGAAGGCGTTGTCCAGGGTGCAGAAGGATTACGGCGACACGGTCCTGACCGTGGTCACCCAACTGCTTTCGACGGATGTGTCGCTGACGATGCGCGAGGCGGTGATGAAGGAGACCGGCTCGTGGCCGCAATGGCCCGAGCCGAAGAAGCGTCGCGGCCGCAGCGTCAAATCTGGTACGGTTCCGTCCGCGACGCCGACCGTGGAGCAGCCGAAGGCGGAGAAACCCGAACCGTCCATGGCGGCCGAAACGGAGATGTGTGACGATCTGGGCAACCTGACGCGGGACGAATTTGTGGATCGCGGGGTGAAGCTCTGCGATCAGGCGTACGTCGCCGCTGTCGGCATCATCAGGCTCGGTTATCTGACTCATCAGCCGGCGCTGGTCGACATGGCCGCGGGCGTGGTCAGCAATGCGGCAGCCTGCCGGTCCTGCGTGGAGCGCAACGGGAAGGTGCTGACCGATGGCCGGTGAGACGGAGTTGACGATCGTCGGCAATCTGACCGCCGACCCCGAACTGCGTTCGGTTTCCACCGGCGCGTCCGTGTGCAATTTCACGATCGCCGCCACCCCGCGGACGTTCAACCGTCAGTCGGGACAGTGGGAGGACGGCCAGGCGTTGTTCATGCGCTGCACCGCGTGGCGCGAGCTCGCCGAACACATCAGCCGTAGCCTGGCCAAGGGCATGCGCGTCATCGCCCACGGCGTGCTCTCACAGGAGACCTTCGCGAACGACGGGACGAACCGCACGATCGTGAAGCTCACGGTCGATGAGATCGGCCCGAGCCTGAGGTACGCGACGGCGGCCGTGGCCAAGCAGCCGTCCGCGCGCGGCTTCCAGGGCAATGAGGGCGGCCAAAACGGGTACTCGGGTGGCGCCACGTTCGGTGGCTCCGCCTGGCAGGAGGCATTCCAGTCGAGTCCGGTGGAGCCGGCCATCGGCGGGCCTCACGACCCGTGGGCCGCCGACGCTGACGCGTCTTCCGTCGGCCCGGACGATGAGCCGGAATTCTAAGGAGGAGACCATGGGCGGTCTTATCGACAGCGTCAATAGGACGATCAGCGAGACGTGCCTGTGGTGCCACGCGCACCCCGGCAAGTGGCATGCATGGCCGATCGCGTACTCGTCGGAACGGGCGGCGCGCGAGGACCTGGAGCGCTTCCAGTACAACGAGGTGGACGGTTGGCGATGCGACCCCATGGCGTTCCGGTATCGGCGCGCCCATTCCACGTTCCTGGACTCGGATGGCCGCTACAGGGTGCTGGTGATGCTCCTATGGTCATGAATCTTGATTCGCATCTGGACGTTGATTTCTGCCGGGAGATGGGCGAGCAGATCCTCATCATCCCCGTCGGCAAGAACATCCTGCTGAAGTCGAACGGCAAGCAGGGCGACGTGTACGCGAACGCGAGGAAGGCGGACATGATCCGCCGTATCGGCAGCGCGTGCACGCGGAACCTGCTGCACTTGAACATCCTGCACCGTGAGGAGCTGGTGGACCTGCTCGTCATGGAGCATTACCCGAAGCGCGTGTCCCGCGCTGACCCGCCGAACCTATGGCCCACCGTCAAGCACCTGATCGACGGGATGACCGACGCGGGACTGTGGCCCGATGACGATTCGGACCATATCCGTCGCACCATCTTCCAACTGCATCCAGAACCGACCGGCGTCAAGGGCGTTTGGCGGTTCGAGTTCCACATCATCCCTTTAGAAGAGGAGGTCAATCATGGCGTCGATGAGTCGTGATCCTGAGACGTTGAGGTTGAGGTGCGCGGTCTCGTCGGGCCGTTGCGACCAGGTCGCCGGCACGCTCGAACGCCTGCTGGGCGACGTCAACCAAATGCGCGACCACGGAGCGCCGGAGGACGTGCTCGAACGCTACACCACGGCGATCACCCTCATCAGACAGGCACGCCAGGAGATCACCCTGGCGTCCATCGCCCTATGGAAGCGGGTGGAAGCATGAAACTCACCGAAACCATGCAGTACATGCTGCTGGAAACCGCACGCGTCAGACTGGCCGTCCCGATGGACGGCAACCAGGCACGAACCTTCCACGCCCTCCACCGACTCGGCCTCGTGGAACCGGTCGTGAACGACGGATACCGCATCACCGACAAAGGCGACGCGCTCGCCGACGAACTTTTGAACGGAGGGGAATCATGAGCCTGCAGGCGATGAACTGGGTCTTATATGACATCGACCCGGACGAGCTGGAGCAGTCGGAGTTCCGCATCCTGCTGGTGATGGCCGATCATGCGGACACCGAGGGGTGCGGCGTGTGGCTTGGCGCGGCGAAGATCTCGAAGCTGAGCCGGTTGAGCCTTAGGCAGGTGAGGTACGCGTTGCGGCACCTGCAGGACAAGGGCATCATCCGAAGGGGAGACCAGCGGCTGGTCAAGCACCTGCCTGGCAACAAACGTCCCGTGGTGTATGACCTGGTCATGGACGAGGACAGGGGTGCAACCATTGCACCCCAAGACCCGGAACCGGCCCACAGGGGTGCAACCATTGCACACCAAACCGAGGAACAGGGGTGCAACGTGACTGCACCCCGAAAAGACTCCTTGGGGTGCAACAGCGGTGCAACAGGGGTGCAACATGATTGCACACAAACCCAATATAAGGAAGAACCATATAAACCGAGAGAGTACGCGCACGCGCGCGAGACCCAAAACCAACCCACAGACCGCACCCAGGCGCTCGCCGACTGGAAGCCGAACCTCGACCACCACGACCTCGCCTACGATCTCAAGCTCGACGTGGACTACGAGGCAAGCAAGTTCCGGGACCGTCTGCTCGCCAACGCTGCGATCCCCGCGACCATCGACGCAGCGTTCGACCTGTGGCTCAAACGCGGGGCCGAGCTCGGGCTCGGCGGCAGGGAGACCCCGAAAGTGAAGACCTGCCAGCACACGTGGGCATGCAGGCACACCCAGGCGATCCTCGACAGGGTCGGCATCAGCCACGACGACGACACCGCCGGACGCGTCGCCCAACGGCTCAAACGCGGCGACGATCCTGAGGCGATCGTGGACGACCTGCTCGAACTACGCGACCACGAATGGTGGGAGGCGGCATGAGCGAGTACACGATCACGATGACCGTCCAAGCCGACAAGGACGGCGGCGTGAACATCGGCCGCATCGAGCGGATCCTGCGCGCAGCCGGTCTGGACGCGAGGGTGGGCCGTCAGGTGTTCCAGGGCACGCCGCTCCTGCATGCGGGCAAGCCACGGATCGTGGTGGACTGCTCCTGCTGCGACGACACGGACTGCGACTGCCCATGCTCCACGGACGAGAACTACCGCCGCTACGAATTCCACTGCCATGCCTACGACTGCGACAACGATCAGACCGTCATCCGCGACCCAGACACCGGCGAACCCGTGGGCGGCTACGAGCATGCGCTCGCCGTCCTGGTGGAGGACTTCGGCTGGCAGATCGGCGACAAGGGCGTACAGCGCGGCAGGACCTACTGTCCCACGCATCGCATCGAGGAGGCGCTATGAGCCAGCCAAGCCGATTGACCTGCCAGCTCGTGGACCTGCGCGACGAATCCTGCTGCGTGCGCTGCGGCAAATACCTGATCGGGAATCCGGCGTCCAGGCATCACCGGAAACGGCGCTCGCAGGCGAGCCGGGCGGAGGTGCATTCACCGGCGAATCTCATTGACCTGTGCGGCACCGGCACGACCGGCTGTCATGGGTGGGTGCACGCCCATCCGGAGGAGGCGCGCGAGTACGGGTGGCTGCTCCGCTCCACCGAAAACCCGAAGAAGACGCCGATGCTCCACGCCTTGTATGGGTGGGTGCTCCTGGACGACCAGGGGCACGTGGAAATCATCGAAGCCAACGAAAGGAAGGCACTGATATGACAAGCAATAAGCCGGACATGCTGCTGTGGCTGGATGTGGAGACAACGGCGTTGGATCCGACCCGCGGCCAGCTGCTGGAGGTCGGCATGGCCGTCACGGGCATGGACGGGGAGACGCCGGCCGACGTGGATGACAGGCTGATCCGTACCTGGGTCATCGAGCACGACGCCATCCGCCTGTGTCCGGACACCGCGTGGGCGGTCGACGTGCACACGCGCAACGGGCTCATCGGCGAAACGTTCGGCGACGACGCGGTCGGCGTATACACGGCCGCCAAGCAGATCAACAGCCTGCTGACCGATTGGGCGGGAAAGTACACCCTGCATCCGGCGGGCACGAACGTGAACTTCGACATCAAATGGATCCGCAGCAGGCTCGAGCTCCATCTCGACATGCTCCATTACCGGAAGCTCGACCTGACCACGCTCCGATTCCTGATGAGTCCGGTCACGCTCGGAGCCTACTTCGAGCCATCCACCGACCACAGGGTCACGACCTGCCTCAAAGGCGACATCCAGGAATACAAGACCATCCTCCATAAGATCACCGCGCTCGCGGAAGGGGATACGAAATGAGCGTGACCAGCGGCGCGACCATATGGGCAATCTCGTGTGACCGTCCTCGCTGCGCCAATCAAATCGCCGTCGCGGCCGCGTCTCGCTCGCAGGCGCTCATCGACGCTGAACAGAACGGATGGACGACACGTTATGACGGCACCGCATTCTGCCCAAGCCACACACTCCAGAAAGGACGCCAGAAATGAGAAAACCACTCGCACTCGCCACCACCGCAATCATCACGCTGGCGCTCGCCGCCTGCGGCACCGCAGTCCGGGACTATGACGGCAGCGCCAAGGCCGATTGCATCAATCTTGGATCCTTGGCAGCGGGATACACCGTCTACGACTGCCAGGCCACGCTCCGGGACACGCGCCGCGTCAACTGCGTCGTTGTGTACGAGTCCGGCATCGACTGCGACTGGTCGCATGTGGACGGCGCCGACAACCTATGACCGAGGAAAACAGCATCGCGCTAGCCGACTGGTCTGGATTCATCGCCGATTGCAGGACTCCCGGCGTTGAGGCATTGGATCCGTGGGAGCGGTCGGCGCGGAGTCGTCGGCTGGCGGCCGAGCAGCGTGAGCTTGACATGGAGCGTGCCAGGGAACGGCGTCGCAGGTATCGGCTCAGGCATCCGGATCGGGTGAGGGAGTCGGATCGGAGATATCGGGAGTCGCATCGCGATCAGCGTGCCGAGTACATGAGGGCGTGGCAGAAGCGGAATCCGGAGAAGAACCGTGAATCCTCTCGGAGATACCGGGAACGATTGAAGGAAAGGAAGATGAATGGTCAGCAAGGCGAAGGCCGAGATGATCCTGAAATGGCATAAGGACGGCTACGAGGTGGGCGAGATCTCCAGATTGCTGAAGATCGGCGAGGAGGAGTGTCGGAGCATCATCCTGCACCCGGAACTGGCCGAGACCGTCCCGAAGCCGAAATACGGGCCGGAGTTCATCGAACCGATGTTCGAATAAACGTCGAGACCCGTCCACGCTCAGCAAGGATCCGTGGGCGGCCGACAGGGAAAGGACGCTCATATGAGCATCGACATCACCGCAAAGGCGTTAAGCTCGCTGCAGGCCGAAGGCAGTGTCAGCAAGATACCCGCCGAGGCGTACACGCTCGGCTACAAACGTGGATGGGACGACGCGCTCGCGCTCGCCATCCAGGTCGAGCAGGCCATCAACAACGATGACAATGGATTGTTCTCGGACAGGATGCCGGCATGAGCATCGACTGGCAGAACGATCCGGAGCTGGCGGAACTGGTGCGACGTGCCCGTGCCGGCGAGCGCATCGTGGAGGAATCGGACATCGAGGCGGATCGGCGTGAGGCGAGGGAAGCTCGGAATCGTGAGGCGTCGCGTCTGTGTCATGCGAGGCGTCGCGCACGGCTGAAGGCCGCAGAGAATGAGAAAATGGGCGAATAGAGGGAAACCCCGGCATTCCTTCGAACACCAGGGCTCCTATGGCATCGGAGCACATGATAGACGAAGGAGTTGGGAATGTCAGTCGCCACATGTCAAACCTGCGATCGGCCGGTCGAACCCGGGTACACGCTGTGCCCCGCGTGCGAACTGTCGTTCGCGCTCCTGCTCGACCAGTACGTGCCATGGGTCCACGCATTGGAGGCCAGCCTGGATGCGACCCTGCATCCCGGAGGCCACCAGCCAACCAGGATCATCACACCGGTCGCGCCGACCCCGCTGAGGTTGGACGTGCTCGACCACATCGACCTGCTCGCCTCGATCGCCCAGGGACTGTGGCGGCGCCTGCAGGGCGTCGACATCCTGTATTGGAAGCGCGACCTGTGCCCGGACATCATCGGATGCCTCACCGACGCCGCCATGCATCCGCGGCTCGCGCAGCTGCCGGACGTCGGCATGTATGTCGCGCAGTTCCACCGGCTCAAACCGCTGACGCTCGGGATCATCGACCCGCCCGAGCCCGTGACGCCGATCGGCCAATGCCTGACCTGCGGGCTCACCATCACCGCCAGCGCAAACGCCACCATCGTCACCTGCCCCACCTGCGGACGCGAGCAGACGGCGAGCGCTGTACGCCTTGACCTTTTGGAGCGCAGCATCCGCAGCGGCAAGGCGTTTACGGCGGGGGAGTGCGCACGGCTATTGCGCGGCGCGGGCTATCGTGTCAGTGTCGATACGGTCTACTCGTGGAAGCACCGTGGCCTGATTGACCCGAGCGGGCGTAACGACAAGGGGCAGCCGGTCTACCGGCTGCGCGACGTCGCCGCCAGGCTTGGCCGCGACACGCCGGACGACTGACGTTTTTGGAAGTGCAAGGCACAATTGCCAGTGGATTAGAGGGTCTGAATCATGGCGTGAGTCATGTTCGGGCCCTCGATTCATATCCGATGGATGGTTGGCGGAGCAGCCGAACGCACCCGCTCGCTAGGCGGGAGACCCTGACGGGTCCGCAGGTGCGAATCCTGCACCATCCGCTCCATGGCGCTCCGGGTAATCCCCAGCACCCGAAGCGCCATGATCCCCCAAACGCGTGTAGAATCTGTGGTAACAACCGCAAACTACACCGATGTCGTTCAAGCTGGGGAGCATGGATGGTCAGAAGTACTGTTGACTACTACGCCTTTACTGTAAAAACGCGGAAAAAGAATCCAGATATTCCTCGCGACGTTCTGGATGTCGGGGGCGGATACAGTGTCTTAGCATATCTATGTTCCTATTTAGAACACGTCAAGGGTACCATTCTCAAAGATGAGAGACGGGAACGAATATATTCCGTAAGCGATTACGAAGTCCATGGACGGCTTGTGCTGATTGATGTGTTGTCCGGTCAGTACGGTGAAAGTGGCCAATTGCTGGACATACTTCGTGGCAACGTTGTTAGAGACATCAATCCCGACGAAGCCGCCGTGAAAACAGTCAGAATAGTTTTTTGCTGCCCTAGAGGCGATGATGTGAAGATGGCGATCTTTGCCGTCGAACACATGAATTCCATTAACGGAAAATTTGTGATTGACTATTTCGCGAAATGCTTACGTGCTTTTATCCCGGGATTGGTCGCGAAAATCGATGGGATTCTCGAAAAGGAAGCGTGGCTGGATTCAAGTAGCCTTATTTCGATGAAAATTCCCATTAGCAGCACCGACCAACAGCTGACAGTCGATAACGGATTGGACGATGATCCCAAGGAAACGATGTATGGCCGCATGGCATTGGTTGTTCTGCCTCCGAAGGGTGTCTCTGTGCTTAATCCGAGATTCTGGCGGGCGCTGAGGAAAAAGAATATGGGAAGGGAAGGGATGCTGACAATTCCGTCATTGAATAATGAATCTATTCCCAAACAAGGAGTCCTGGTCGAGGCTGCGGGAATCGATGGTCGCAAAAAGACGTTCACAATCGGCAATGAGAAGAGTCCGAAAATTCGTGAGGTTATTACCGGAGACGGTGAGCCACGTTTGGATAACGGACAACTAAGGCGTGTGCTTTCTGATTCTATCTTTAGCAAATATCATGATGAACAGATTCGTCTTGAAACTGGATGGGACAGTGGAGAGATGCATGAAGAGATACCGGACTCAGAAGTTATTGACTGGAATACATTATTTGAACAGGTAAATCCGCAAAATGGTGATAGATATGAACTTGAATCATAACGGCATCCTCTATCACTACATGGATACATTGGCTCCGAAGATTCGTGAATTGGACGATGGTCGAAATATTGCGTGGAAATACGTATTGCGGGAATTATTGTGTCCGACGATTGTCGCAATATTGGATTTTTGTTTTGGACGGTTTGCGGTAAACGCCGATATTATCGTATCGGCTTTAGGTGTCCTCGGAGGTTTATTGTTCGCACACGCTATCTTCGTATTTGAACTTAGAATGACATATAATCAAAATTTTCGAGAACGCGTGAAAAATGGAGAAATTCAAGCTGAGAATTTAAAACTTACACGACTCGTGGATGACATGTTCTTCAGCGTCGTATACTCGTCGGCTCTTGCTCTCGGAATAACTATATTGACCTCTATGGGGTCTTCCCTTGGGATATATGGTCAATTACCTGATATAGGGAAAAAAGTAGTTTCAGCGATTGTTGTATGGCTAATGACTCATTTAGCGTTCTGCATATATCGGGTACTGAAGATAACGACAAGTGCGTATGGAGAATTACGAAAGAAACGTATCTCATAAGTTCAGCCCCACCTTTGGTGCGGGGCTTTCGCATATCTAGGGGGAGGTGCATGATGCCGCCCACCATCACGCTCAAGATCACCGACAACGCGGACCGGCGGCTCGCCGTGATGAGCGTGCCCGTCGGTAGTGCCCGAAAAGTTGCGCACTTTGGATCATGGCCGTCCATGGAGCGATGATCAGTTCGCTTCCACGAGGTTGT